CCCATTACATAATATAAGGGAAGGAATGCCAGGTGTTTCCCCATTGTATACAATAAACAATATAAAAACATTATGAGTTAATAATTTTAACAGGGATATTATATTAGAATGTCGAATTGTATATCTGTACACGGGTACAGTGAATAGTGCCAGTTGGCTACAATCTTAACTGTAGCACTTGCCAGTATAGGCTATTAATTTGAAAGCGAGGTTTTATCATGGCGAATTATAAGTTTGGAAAGCTGTCAGAGGCCGTTACTAGGATGTGTGAAAAGGGTATTAGTAATTGTGAATTACATATTTCAACAACTAATAGCAAGCTAGGGTTTATTCCTTCTTTTAATTTACTTCCGGGTTTAACGTGTTCACCTGAATCATGTAAGCATTGTTTGAGAGAGGGTTGTTATGCTGTAAAAAATGCATTTAGGGCAGGATATGATGTCGAAAAAAATAGTACGTTGAGGGCATGGTCAGAAAATACCGTGTTAGCTTTTCATGATTTAGTACGGCTTGAAAGTTTGTTAGTTGAATATTTCGCAACGCATAAACTAATGATAAAATTATTCCGTATCCATTCAGCAGGTGATATGTTTTCTTTTGAGTATGCATCGATGTGGTATCGGATTGCAAAACGTTTTCCAACTATAAGATTTTTGGCATTTACTAAGCAATGGGAGGTTGTGTGCAAAGTCCGGTTTTATGAGTTAAGTAACTTCTCTCTTGTTCTTTCAGGGTGGACGGGAGTTGAAATACCGGAGGACTTACGCAAGTACTACCGTTGTGCATGGTGCGATGATGGGACGGAGGAAAGAATACCAGAGGACGCAATGCAATGCCCTGGGAATTGTGAATCCTGCGGGTTGTGTTGGTATCTTAACGAATTAAAGCGGGATACTGTTTTCGATAAACATTGAGGAGGTGTGCATTATGTGGAAAGTTATTGTATTTTTTAATGAAAAGCCCTGGGAGGGTGAGGGTGTGGATGATGAGTTGTCAGTCATGACTGAGAAGACTTTTGACTCATATTTTGATATGAGAAATTATGTTACTACTTGTGAAAGTCAAGGTGCTGTTGGTGGTATGGTGCTAAAATACCATCCTAAACTTGATATATGGTCTTATTATATGGAAGTACGCTGATATGTGAAAGGGGTGTGCATAATGACTGAAGCGTTCAAGTTTTATATGGACAGGCTCAGCGCCTGTCCTTCTTACGGTTTCAAGCAAGGCCATGAGCTTCTTTGCATGGTCACCCGTTGCGCTTTCTGGGATTCCACCTTGACTCTGGATGAGTTTAATAGTATTATCAATTTGGCTGACGAGGCCCACATAAAAATGATGGAGGATAACTATAATGAAGGATGGAATCAGTAAGACTCGCAAAGGTGATAGGGAGATCGTTTCGGTCTCCCTTCCTCTCCCTGTATATGATGCCCTTCAGGCTGTTGCTGATCATTATTCAATGAATCGCTCAGCCTTGATCGCTAAAGCGATCACAGATTATCTGAAGGACTTAGGCTTGAAAGTTGGTGAGAAGTGATGCTCCAGAGGGTGACTGTTGCCCAAGCTGAAGCCATGCTTCGGGATAACATCGACGATATGCGGAAAGAGTACACCCGTATGCGTGATATCGCTCAGAAGCGTATAGGGCGTATGAAAGAGAGTGAGTTTAGAAACACGGCTGTCTATAGAGAGCATCAGCATGGTTTTGCCAAGTTAAAAGATTTGGACAAACTGACTCTTTCAGATTTTGCAAAAGCATTTTCAGAGCTTTCAAAATTTGTCACTGCTAAGGGGAGCACCATCACAGGCCAGAAGCAAATCAGACAAAAAACTATCGAGACATGGAACAAGCAAGGAATCCCATTAACCAAAGAAAACTATAATCGGACTATTAAGATTCTGGAAGAGATGCGGAGACGTAAGATCGTTTATGGTTCAGATACCGCTGAGGAAGTGGCGAGATTAACTCTTGGCCTAAGTGATGAGCAATTTGATAAGGTGCTGGATAATCTGGAAGAATATTTAACCCACACAGAAGAATTATCGGATTTTATGGAATCCCGCTATGACCCCCAGACTGGTTACCAGTTGGTGGACATGGACGATTTCAGGAAAGAGATAGGATGGTAAATTTTCATGGTTGTAAAATGTGCGGATTTTCAACCGGAACGCTATTTTGCAAAGCCTCCACTGCTAAAAAACCGAAGGGGCAACCCCGGGGGCAAGAAACGACACTATATTGGCATCACAACCGCTTTTGACATTGAGACAACCTTGCTGGACGATGTTACGCAATCTGTGATGTATATCTGGCAGTGGCAATTTGGTGAGGACTATACTGTCATAGGACGGACTTGGGATGAATTTCTTGATCTTCAGAAGCGCATAAAGGCCGTGTTGCCAGAGGACAGATGGCTTGTTGTGTATGTACACAACTTGTCCTACGAGTTTCAATTCCTGAAGGGCATTTATACATTTTTCCCTGATGACGTATTTGCTGTGGCGTCCCGCAAGGTGGTGAAGTGCGATATGTGGGGATGTTTCGAATTTAGATGCAGTTATAAGCTGACCAATATGTCCTTGAAGCTATTCACGTCCAAGATGATGGTAAAGCACCAGAAACTCTCTGGTGACGAATTTAACTATTCAGTCAAGCGATATCCGTGGACAGAGCTTTCTGAGGAAGAGTTGGAGTATTGCATAAATGACGTTCTGGGCCTCGTTGAAGCAGTAAACGCTTTAATGGCACGAGATGGAGACACTTTACAGACCATACCTATGACCTCTACCGGATATGTGAGACGAAACGCAAAGCGAGCCATGAAAGACGGTTCTGTGCATCATAATTTCGTTTATTCTATCCTTCCAGACATTGAAACCTACAGAGCATTGCGGGAGGCGTTCAGAGGCGGGAACACCCATGCTAATCGCTACTATGCCGGGGATATCGTGGAGAACGTCCACAGCGCAGATAGGAGCAGCAGTTATCCTGCCGTTATAGCAAACTGTGAGTATCCAATGAGCGCATTTATCCCCATTTTGAAAAAAGACCTGAATCCCGGTTATATCAGCAGATGTATCACTGTACGGCATAAAGCACTCTTGCTGAGAATTGGAATCAGAAATTTGAGACTGCGTGATCCGTACTGGGGCTGTCCATATCTGAGCAAAGACAAGTGCCGGAACATTCATAAGGCAGTAGACACTGAGGATAATGGACGGATTCTGGAAGCCGAATATCTGGAAACCACGATAACGGACATAGACCTGAAGATTATCATGGAAGAGTATCAGGGCGAGATTATTTTCCTTCAGGGGTGGTATGCTTCTTACAAGAAACTGCCCCTACCACTGATTAAAGAAGTGATTAAGTATTACAAGGATAAGACCGAACTGAAAGGTGTGAAGGGGCAAGAAATTTTCTATGATTTAGCTAAAGCGCTGTTAAACGCCCTGTATGGCATGATGGCACAAGACCCTGTGAAGCATAATCTGATTTTTCAGCAAATAGGCGATTGGGAAGAGGACACGACCCTATCAGATGAAGAAATATTGGGTAGGAGCAACGCCAAGGCATTTTTGGCTTACCAGTGGGGAGTCTGGGTGACGGCCCACAGCCGGGAAGCACTCGAAAGGGGGATTAGACTTGTACACGATACGGAAGGTGCTGATTTTGTGTACTGTGATACTGACAGTGTTAAGTATACTGGCAGTGTTGATTGGAGTGGGTATAATGCTGATAGAATTGCTGAGTGTATTGAGTCTGGGGCATACGCTACAGACCCCTCTGGGGTGACCCATTACATGGGAGTATTTGAGACTGAAGACCTGAAGGACACCGGGTATGCCTATCGGTATTTCAAAACATTGGGGGCTAAGAAATATGCCTATGTGGAAAGAGAAGGCGAAGGAGTACACTGCACTATTGCGGGAGTCAATAAAAAGAAGGGCGGTGCGGAGCTCGACAAACATGGTGGCCTATCGGCATTTAATGAGGGGTTTGTTTTCAGGGAAGCAGGTGGCACTCAGGCAGTATATAACGATTCCCCTGAAATTGATCATGTGGACATTGAGGGCCATCGTCTCCCGATTACTTCTAACGTGGCTATTCTTCCATCGGAATACACGCTGGGGATAACGGGAGAGTACGAAAGAATTATAAAATATTCTAAAAACTATCTTTACAATCCGTATGTAATATGATAAACTTAATAAGGCGGTTGAAGGAGAGCGTGGACGAAGGAAACCAGAGATCGCGTGCAACAAGCGGGAATCGGCAACACACCAACCCACGGACTATGCGAAGACCCGGAGACCGCCAAGAACAACAACTTATTGTTATAGGAGGACTCAAACATGGAAATCATCAAAAAGACCGAAGGACTGACCTCTGCTGACCTGTATGCTCTGACCAAAGGCAATGACGTCCGCAAGATGGCTGACATGAAGGGCGAGGTTCTGGATGTGCAGAAGTACGTTCTGTACAAGGACGAGGATGTTCACGGAAACCCCATGACTGTGCTGGCCGTGGAAACCACGGATGGTGCTAAGTACGCTACGAACAGTAAGACCTTCACCCGCAACTTCAGCGATATTCTGGCCATCTATGAAGCCGGGAATGAAGAGATTCCGACCCGCTTCATTGTGGGCAGTGGCAAGAGCAAGAGCAACCGTGAATACCTGACCTGTGACATTGCCAAGTGAAGATTTATGACTCCTCTGGTTATGTAAACGTGAGGGATATCCTTGATGAAGGGTATCCCTTTAATTTCTTGGTAGGTGGGCGGGGTACTGGTAAGACCTACACAACCTTGAAGGTTGCCAAGGAAGACGGTAGGCGTTTTATGCTCATGCGTAGAACACAGTCTCAGGCCGACTTAATCAGTAAACCAGAGTTTAGTGTTTTCAAGCCTCTTAATCAGGATTTGGGTTGGAATGTCATGGTGAGGAGCATCAGCAAGTACAACAGTATGTTTTATGAGCCGTTGGGGGAAGACTCTGAGGGGATTATCGGGTACACCTGTGCGCTTTCGACCCTGTCCAATATGCGTGGATTCGATGCCTCTGATATTCAGCTTCTTATCTATGACGAGTTTATCCCGGAGAAGCATGAGAGGCTCTTAAAGAATGAAGCCGATGCTCTCTTCAACGCCTACGAAACAATGAACCGAAATAGAGAACTGAAGGGCGTAGCTCCTATCCAGATGGTGTGCCTTGCCAATGCGAATGATATCACCAATCCCGTTTTCGAGAGCTTAAAATTGATCAGGATCGCAGATAAGATGCAGAAGGGAAACTCAGACCGCTGGACAGATGATAAGAGAGGGATTCAGCTTATTATGCTTCATCGCTCCCCTATCAGCAAACAGAAATCGGAAACAGTGCTTTACAATCTGACAGACGGATCAGATTTTGCGAACATGGCCTTGGACAACGACTTTAATGTGAACCGCCAGCACGTCCGACCCAGACCGCTATCAGAATATGTTCCTGTCTGTTCTGTAGGGGAGTTGTGTATCTACAGGCATAAGGCAGAGAACCGGATGTATGCTACCACCCACCTCAGCGGGATATTTAATAGGAAGTATTCCCTGTCCGATACTGACCGTCTGCACTATCAGAGGATATACAGAAGCCACTGGGATATGTATATCAGCGGAAAGATAGACTTTGAGGATGTGCTTTCGGAAAAGCTGTTTATCAAATACTGGGAAACCCCTTGACGGACAGGCCGGGAACAGTTATTATAATTCTGGTGGGTATCCTGCCCAGTGCAAGTCCCGGAAGGACGGGCATGACTCCGCACAGTCACAAAGGATACCCACCCTTCTTAGTATCCGGGGGATTGGAGGGATGGTTATGCAGGATATACTGACAATCATTCAGTCGGTTGGTTTCCCCATTGCGGTTGCTATCGCAATGTTCGTTATGCTTCAGAATGAACAGAAAGCACACAGGGAAGAGTCTGAGAAACTGACTGCAACTATTACAGACCTAAAGATCACATTCAACTCAGCCATTACGGATCAAGAAAGAAGTATCACAGAAGCGATCAATAATAACACGCTTGTTATCCAGAAATTATTGGACAAGATGGAGGAAAACTAATGATCCTGAGGACTACTGGGCAGGACGTTGCTGAACAGGCTGTCACTGGCAACTATGTGGGTAAGCCCTACAGCAAGTATGACTGCCAAGCATTTGTAGAACAGGTGCTAAAAGACCTCGGTGTGCGAAAGGCTGACGGAACTCCTTATAATTGGAAGGGAAGCAACTCAATGTTCCGAACCCATATCAGATGGAGGGGGACGATTGAAGAGTGCCAACAGAAGTTTGGGTGCATCCCACAAGGGGCTTTCTTGTTTCTGGTAAAGCATGATGGAAACGAGCAGTTAAAGGGGTATCACGATGGCCTTGGCAATGCTTCTCACGTTGGTTTATACGTTGGCTCTTCTCCATTCCCCGTAATGGACTCTGAGCCTACAGGTGGAGTGCAGTATAGGAAACTTTCCATCTTTACTCATGTAGGACTCATGACCATGATCGACTATTCCACCAATCCTGAACCCGCTCCCAGAACCGAACTGAATGCCGTGAGGATTATCCGCAGTGAGGGCAGCACTGATGAAGAAGTGCTTGAAGCCTTGAAAACCTTGACAAAATATCTAAAGGAGGTTAAATTGTAATGGAACTCGCAGACATTATGGCACTCGTAAAGGCAGGTTACACCAAAGATGAAATTGCACAAATGGAAAACCCAAACCCCCAGAACGCTAACCCAGCCCCCGTACCAGAACCAATTACTGTACCACCTCAGACCGCAGAACCCGTACCTGCACAGGTTGTCGAACCCGTTGCCGTTACCGTACCCCCAGCCCAACCCCAACCCACATACACACCTGCACCTGTTCAGATCAGTAGACCGGAAGAGCCGACTATGGCAGAGCTTATGCAGTCGATTGCTAAGCTGACTAGTGCGGTACAGGCAAATGCGATTGCCCAGAGCGTGATTCCAGGTGGTGCTGCTCCGCAGACACCTACCGCAGAGGATATGCTTGCGGAGATTATCAGGCCGACATACCACCAGAGGAAGGAGTAAACCATGTTTGACCTTGTATGTGTAATGAAAGAAATTCTGGAAGTGCTTAAAGAGCTTCTGGAAACCATGAAAGCTAACAAAGGAGGAGCAAAGAAATGAGTGTAAATACCTTGACTTTCCAGCAGAGCAGTGCGGTACTCAACGACCTCGTGAAACAGGCAACAGGCCGAAGCGCAGTTATCAACACTGAAGCGGATTTCATCTCCGTTGCCCAGACCGCACTGACTCTGGGGAAAGATGTTATCTTCAACACCCTGTCCAATGTACTGGCCCGGACTATCTTTTCCATTCGTCCCTATTCCGCTTCCATGCGGGGGCTGGAAAAAGACCTCCCGCAGTGGGGGGCATACATGAGGAAGTTTAATATTGTGGCTTCCGACTGGAAAGACGATGATGCCTACAAGTACCCTGTGACTTTTGACGCTTCCCAGACTGGTAACCCCACTGGCAACGGACTGAGCGTTGACCACTGGATTATCAATAAGAGGGATTTCGTCCAGACCAACTTCCTCGGTCAGTCTGTCTTCGCTGACCACTACACCGTGTTCGAAGACCAGCTTGAAACTGCTTTCCGCAACTCCACAGAATTTGGTCAATTTCTGTCCATGATCACCACTGACATGAGCAACAAAGTTGAATTGGCGAAAGAGAATATGTCCCGTGGACTCGTTGCCAATTTTATCGGCGGTTTGATCGCTGAAAACAACGCTTCCCGCAACATTCATTTGCTGTCTGAATACAACACCCTGACTGGCCTGTCTCTGACTGCCACTACTGTTTTCCAGCCGGACAACTACCCGGCCTTTATGAAGTGGGTGTATGGCAGGATTGCTTCTGTTGCATCCCTGTTCAGAGAAATGTCCACTCGCTACCAGACCACACTGACTGGTAAACCCGTACCCCGTCACACGCCCTATAACAAGCAGAAGATGTATATGCTCGGACAGGATCGCTACCAGATTGACTCCCGTGTACTGGCTGACACCTTCCATGACAACTATTTAAAATACGCTGACGTGGAGACTATCAACTTCTGGCAGGGCATCGACAGCCCCGACAAGATCATGGTCACTCCCACCTATACCAATACTTCCGGTGTGGCTACTACTGGCACAGCTGTTAGCAAGACTGGCGTGTTCGCCCTGCTCTTTGATCAGGATGCCATGGGCTGGGCAATGATCCATGAAAAGGTTATCCCCACTCCCGTAAATGCCCGTGGTGAGTATCGCAATATGTGGTATCATATGAGGTTGCGTTGCTTCTCTGACAATTGCGAGAAGGGCGTTGTTTTCCTGCTCGACTGATGTGAATCAGACGAGAGAGGGGATAGTTTCGGCTATCCCCTATTCTTTTATGGAGGTATCATGAATGGAAATTGATTTTTTCATTAACTTTGAAAAGCGAGTCAACAGCACGAAAAGGCCAACGGTTGGGGGACTGGTAGAACGCTACACTCTAACCGGGAATCTGAAAGAACCTTGCAGTGTTTTGAATCCTGTTATCAATATACAGAATATACCTATCCAGAATGCTCCATGCGTTTTCACTTATGCATGGATACCAACCTTTTATAGATATTACTTTGTCAAAGACTGGGTGTGGAACGATGGACTATGGACAGTGCAACTTGAAGTAGATGTGATGGCAACATATAGACCACACATCGGTGAAACATATGCATACATCGAAAGAGCTTCCGCAGATGCTCAGGGGAATGCTCCATACTATAACGGGAAAATTATTGACCGAATGTACCCCGCAAAAAACGACTTTGATACAGACAGCATTCTACTTGATGCCCCGTGGACTGGATGGAATATTGAAGACGGATGCTATGTGCTCGGCATTATATCCAGAACGGGCGTATCTAATGCAGGAGGCGCAGTGCAGTATTATGCGCTGACTCAAGCACAGATACAGAGCCTTATAGAATATATGCTCAATGATACCTTCTATGATAATGCGGGATTTTCCTCTTCCAACCCGACTTCACAATTAACTCATGACCTTGCAAAAGCCATTGTAAACCCCATTCAATATATCACATCATGTATGTGGTTTCCCTGTGCTGTGAGCAGATTTACCACTGCCGACCCGGTTACCATTAACGTTGGGCCGTGGACAACTCTCGGCACTGGAAGCCCCATTTTAAATAGAGTCGGATACCGCTCTGATTTTACGGTAACCATTCCGTCTCATCCACAGGCTTCAACCCGTGGAGAATATCTGAACTATAGCCCCTATAGCCGATATCTCTGTATGCTCCCGCCCTTTGGAGCATTTCCAATTGACTCATCTTTTATCCCTGAAGACCGGACAATCAAATTTACTATACAGGTGGACGGCATTACCGGGAAAGCGTGTTTGCAGATTTGCAGAGAAGACACCACACAGGGAAATACAGACTTCTTCTATGAGTCATCAGCAATGTTCGGTGTTCCGATTCAATTAGCCCAGCTTACTACAGATTATATTGGAGCAATCAAGGGCGCAGTGACAACTGTGGGAAGTGCCATTGCGGGTGTTACTGCCGGCTCATTTACTGGCGGTGCTATGGGAGCAATGATGACTCTCGGCTCAATTGGGAACACTTTAGCAGCACTTCAGCCCCAAGTATCGTCTGAGGGTGTTAATGGATCATTCATTGCATTTGAACGGCTGACAGGAACATTTCCCAGACTTACTGTACAGTTTGTAAAAGTGGTAGACGAAGACAATACTGAAATCGGCAGACCGCTTTGTGAAGTAAAACAGATTCAGTCATTATCTGGCTACATCAAATGTGGGGAATGTACAGTAGACTTCTATGCCTTTGAGAGCGAGTTGAATGAAATCCATTCCATGATGCTGAACGGATTTTTCTGGGAGTGATACTATGAACCTGACACTAATTAACGGGTTTTATTTATCCACAGACCATAGAGCAGGTGGATGGTCTGGGACTCCAACCACCGAACAGATCAGCAACGCCAATGTTATTCGCTCCTTCTTCCTTAATGAAGGTTGGACTCTACAGGCCATATGCGGTATGTTAGGTTGTATGCAAGGCGAGTCCACCATTAACCCGGGATTCATTGAGGAAAGAAATCGCTACCGTCTGCCAAACAGTGCATCAAGTTTATCAGATGTTCCGAACAGTGTGATGATCAATTTTTATGGTGAATACTATGGACTAACTACCAGACGATTTGCAATAGGCTTAATTCAATGGGATGGCTATTCTAACAGAAACAATGTCAACGGACAGAAACTTGTAAACTATGCCATTGATAATAATATCGAATGGTACGATGGATGGACTCAAATGTATAGAATCCGGGGTGAATGGCAATATGATGTAAACAATCAGAAGCATTCATTCTTCTCTGTAGTGCGATGGCATGGAACAGATTGGAGTTACTGGAACTATCCCACAACTACCATGAGTCCAGAGGATTGCGCTTCCGTATGGACATATGGTGTGGAGAAAAATAAAGGTGGGCCGGGATACAGACCTGCTAACGCCAGATGGTTCTATGATTACTTTACAAGCGAGGATGCCCCGCCTATAATACTACCAGAGGACTTTTTAGACCCTCTCCCCTACGACCCGGATGAACCGCCTTTTGACCCCGATGACCCAACCCCGCCAGACCCATCTGGTATTGACTATCTTCCTGCATGGCTACTGTATGCGATATTGAGAAAGAAACGGAGGGAATACAAAATATGCCGAAAGATGTAGGATGGGGAGTCCCCGAAACATACGATTATATCAATATGTACAACGCCTCCTTCAGCCCTTCCACAGTCCATGTGAAGAATGTTGCCCTTCAGAGATTCTTCCGCAGATACCTTTTCCAGAAGGCACTTTCCGTCTTCAAGTGGGAGCTTCCCGAAACGTGGAATCGAGACTATTTCCTGTACGTCCTCTATGCTTGGGGATATATTGGAGTAGTGGAGACCAACAAGTATGGAGTTATCTGTCAAGCGGGAGTCCCCTATGGATATGACATTTACTATCAGCCCACCAATCTCATTATCACCAACCCCCTTCTCAAAGGTGCTCTTCAGCCCCGTATTGGAACAGAATGTACCGTCTTCAAGCTCCAACCCGATTGGGGTGGAATCAATGACCTTGTTAATTACTATGCCGACATGATGGCTTTGTGTGCCGAAACTGCTTCCGTAAACCTCCTGAACTCCCACTTGTCCTTCGTCTTCCCCGCAAAAGACAAAACCTCTGCCGAAACCTATAAGAAACTCTTTGATAAGGTTGCGGGTGGAGAACCGTGTGTGGTAGTAGACAAACAGCTTTTCAAAGAAGACGGAACTCAAGTATGGAATACCTTCCAACAGAATATTGGACAGAATTACATTGTAGACAAGGTGCTGTCCGATATGCGTAAGATCGAAGCTCAATTTGACACGGACTGTGGTATCCCAAATGCCAATACCGATAAGCGGGAAAGGCTCATTACAGATGAGGTAAACGCTAACAATGTGGAAACCATCACCCGTTGTGAACTCTGGCTTGAACAACTTAAAAAGAGTGCTGAAGAAACAAATGCCATGTTCGGGACTACAATCTCCGTTGATTGGAGACACGACCCGGATAAGATGATTGTCACCAATACTGCGGAAGGAGAGAGCTACTATGGGAAGAGCCGTTAACCTGTCCCCTCTGGGGCTGTATAATTGGGATCAGTCAATCTTTGACCTGATGCAGATTCCTTCTGCACTGAACAGAGATACCCTGATAGATAACCTCCTGACGGAGACCGCAGAGCTTGAAGTATTATACCCGAATCCTGTCGTCTTCAAAAACCTTGTAGGAGTATGGAGTGCAAAGCAACTCGACATCTGGAATCGCCTGTATGCCACCACTCAATATGAATACAACCCAATTGAGAACTATAACCGTTACGAGACAGGCAGTGACAGTGGTACTGGTAGGACTACGCACAGCGGTACGGATACCACTACAGAAACCACTACTCATGGCGGTACAGACGGAAGGACAGAAGCTACTACGCATGGTGGCAAAGATACTCTGGATATGACTCGTAGAGAAGGCGGTACTGAAGGGGAAAACACCACCTCCAATATCGAACAGGGTGGACAGGATACTGTCACTGGTTCGGATACCAAAGGACACTGGGTGGCAGGATTTAATCCGGGAACGCCCACACCCCCAGATGATGGACTTCTGAAGCAGACCCGTGATCAGGACGATGCTACCACTACAACAGATTATGGAAAGACTGAGGACGGGACAGGAACTAAGACTACTACGTTCGGAAAGACAGAAACAAATAAGGATGAAACAACTTACGGTAAGACAGAGAATGTACAGGAGACGAAAACGTATGGCGAAACGATAGGCAAAACGGGGGGACTTACTCATGGTGAACAGGTGGCTACCACTAATGAAGGAGAACATGAACTTCATGCACACGGAAACATTGGTGTAACGACAACACAGAAATTGATACGAGAACAGAGACAGATTGAACTTTTTAACCTATATGATATAATCATAGAGGACTTCAAGATGCGATTCTGCATCTTGGTATATTAAGGAGGAGACAGCATGAACAATGGTGCTTTCGGTGAGAACTTCCCCTACAGCAATTTCCATGACCTCAACCTTGATTGGATAATCAAGATTGCAAAAGACTTTCTGGATCAGTACACTCACATTCAGGAAACCATTGATAATGGCCTGAATGCACTGGACGAGAAAGCTACTAATCTGCAAGCGCTTTTGCAAGAATGGTATGACACCCACAGTGAGGATATTGCCAACCAACTGGCGGATGCGCTGAATGATCTCAATGATTGGTATACCGAACACCAGGGATATCTCGATCAGTATTTACAGGATTCCATTGATGCATTTGGCGCTGCTGCCGATGCAAAGGCGGCAGACACCATTGCAAGCATTCCCGGGGATTATTCTGCAATGTGGTCAAATTATATGGATGACGCTATATCCGCTTCAAAATTATTTAGTGTTGTAATAAATGCTTCAATAAATACAATACAACAGAAATTACTTGCTGACGCAAACGGACGCGCTTTATATTTTCCTTGTCAACCTAATACCGTTTATACCATAACAAAAGAAGCGGGAAAGCGTTTCGGTATTGGCACAACTGACGTAAAACCAGCAGAAAATATTTCGTATCTGAATTATGTAGAAGATTACACCGAAACAGTTTTAACCATTAAGACCCCTTACAATGCGAAATATCTGTTTGTTTGGTATTGGCATTCGCTATATGATACTGTTAGCGAAGCCGAAATGCGTCAATCCATTCGGATCAAAGAACAAGCAAACTTGATGCCGACAACACATATAACAGAAGGTGCATGGGAGCAGTTAATTAGTGGTGTGACTGCTTCTGAACTTACTTTGAACGAAAACAACGATGTGACTTGGAAAAACACAACGCCATCCACAGCGGGATATGCAGGTCTGGCAAACTATATTGGAAAATACGCCAATGTAAAAAATATTCATTATTGTGTAGAAGTACATGGTGACAGTACAACTCCTTTGTCTTTGAAAATGTATTTATCAAAGCAACATAGTTGGGGACCTGGTGCTTCTCCTGCCATCATAGAAGCATTTACAATTCCCGCCAATGGAACAAAATTCTTATTCTTCACACCTTCCAACCTTCTTTCAAACCTTAATTATTCGGATTCTGATGATGTATACTTTCTTATTGAACAGTCAACAAAAAGTGGAAATGCAGTTAGCTTGAGAGTATCTTTATATATTAATATGTTGGATAATACACATTTTGCAACGAATTCAGAATATACCGATTTCGCAGGTGTAGAAAAATTTAGAAATGCATCGTTCTATAGATCGTCTTCAATGGTATCAATTGGGGCAACGGTTTCCGGCGGGAACGGTGTATATAAAATTACAATACCTGCGAACTCTGGTGAAAGCGGTCAGACCTACACAACTATCGGTATTCCTATAAAATCATTTATTACTGACGGTAAAATTCTGAGATATACATTAAAGAAAAAGAATAGTGCATCCATTTGGAAATGGGATTCTGTTAGACTGTCTACAGTCCCAGATAACTGGGCACCTTCGGTATTAGTAAAAATTCTGTCGAGTACGCCCGGTTATTCATCTGTACGGAACTATGAGATAGATTTAGGAAAGTTGGGTATAGACACATCACAATATAGTGATGAAATATATCTTATCTTTGCCACGATTATCAACAATCCAACAGAATCCGAAGCAGATGAACTTACAGTACGTTATAGCATACTAAATGAAAAGACCGTTGTCGCAACCGATTTACTGGGATTCATACAAGAAGATTACTATGACAAAACAGAAATTAATGAAATACTTGGTGGAATTGCACCCACTGATGAAATTGTATTCTGGGGTGACAGTTTAACCGCAGGAGCAGGTGGTGGCGGTGTTACCTATTGTTCCGTTTGTGCGAACCTGCTTGGTAAATCCCACAAGAACTGTGGTGTGGGTGGTGAAACAGAGCAGACAGTTGCGGCAAGACAGGGTGGTAACAACCTTATCATTCCTCCGGGTAACGTAAACGGCAATTATACCTTCTCACAAATGCTTGACGAAACAGGAAAACAAATACTACCCTTACGGCAGGGAACTGGTGGAAATACTGTAAACCCTGTTATAATCAACGGACAAGAGTGCGCCCTCTCTCTTTCCGAAGAAACATATACAATATCTGGATATAACGGGACATTGGATTTCGCAACACCTGCATTATTTAATGGATACAAAATTCAAGGGGACATTACAGTCATTTTCGTTGGTGCAAACGGACTAGGAAGCAATACTGTTGCCGAACGAATCTCTTATATCAAATCTATGATATCTCGTATCGGTCGGAAATATGTTGTCATGGGCATCAGCTACGGCAACAATACAGATCGCGCAAGCGATGATGCAGCAATGCGTGAAGCATTCGGAAATCACTTCTTCCCGACAAGGAAAATGCTTGTCAATAATGGTCTGACAGTTGCTGGTATTACACCGACTGCACAGGATATTGCAGATATGAATGATGGTGTTGTTCCAACCTCTTTGCGTTCCGATCATATCCATCTCAATGCAGACGGATACACAGCATTAGGAAAGATGCTCGCCGGTTTCATTGTTGGACTTGGGTACGCAACATACGCATAACAATCTCAAACCGGGGAGGGGTGAAGAACCCCTTCCTTTTTTGTTGCCTTTCTATTATGTAATGGG